TATTGTTACTGACCCTTCAGCACCAAATGCGTTCGTAAATGGTATCATGGAGAACGTAGAGTACTACTACGATATAGCTTCTGGAAATTGGAGAGCAACTCAAGCAATTGAAAATATCCAAGAAGAAGTTGAGAAAAAAATCAATCGCGTAGTAAGAACAATTGATGAAGAGACGGCAACAAGAATGTTTAAAACATTCGTCCAATCTTTGAGAAACTAAATTTTTATAAATAAATAAAGTAAAGTTTATTATAAAGAATATTTGTAGATTTAAACAAATTTTAAAGGAGAAAATAAATGGAAAACGTAGAAGAAAAATTCGTTTCCGATGATGGCATCTCAGAAGTACCTGCTGCTGTAACACCTGAAGGTGGAGAAGGTAAAAAGGACAAACTGAAGAAGACCACTACCGACGAGCCAAAAGGCGCAGTTGATCCAAAGAAAGTAATTCCTGGTCAAGCTGATGCTGGTAAGCCTGTTCCTACTGCTGAAGATACAGAAGTTGATGCTGAAGTTGAAACAGTAGAAGAAGTAGTTGTAGAATCTTCAATTGAGTCAATCATTGAAGGTGAAGATCTATCAGAAGAATTCAAAGGCAAGATCAGTCTTGTATTTGAAGCCGCATTAAACGAAGAAGTAAACAAAAGAACTGAAACAATTCGCGAAGAATTAACAAAATCTTTAGATGAAGCATTAGAAGAAGCAGTAACTGAGAAATTAGATACTATTACTGAAAATGTTGATAAGTATTTAGATTACGTTGTATCTGAGTGGATGTCAGAAAATGAAATCGCAATCGAATCCGGAATTAAGGTTGAGATGGCGGAATCATTAATGTCAGGTCTTAAGAACTTATTCGTAGAACATAACGTTACTGTTTCAGAAGAAACTGTTGATGTTGTGGAAAACTTAGAAACAACAGTATCTGAGTTGGAAGGGAAAGCCAATGATCTAGTAAACGAGAATATCGAATTACAAAAGACTATTGCCACTTTCAAAGCAGAACAAAAATTTGACGAACTTGCAGAAGGTTTATCTGTTAATCAGGTAGAGCGTTTGAAAGTATTGTCTGAAAAGCTTGATGTGGAAGATACCGATGCATACGCAGAGAATCTTTCAGTAATTAAGGAATCATTCTTCAGTGATAAGCCTATTGTTGAAAACAAGGACGTTCAGGAAGAGAATGATGAAATTATTCTAGAGGAACAGGAAGTAACTAAACCATCTTCTGATTACACCTCTATTAATGCTCTAGTTGAAGCTTTCAACACTAAGAAGTAATTAGAATAATTAATTTGGTTTTTAAATTAAATTTTAATTTTAAATAAGGAGATCCATAATGGATAACTATACAAGACTAGTGGAAAAGTGGGAGCCTATCTTAGCGCACGAATCTTTTTCACCAATTAACGATAATCACAGGAAAGCAGTTACAGCTACTATCCTGGAAAATACAGAACGTGCTTTAGCAGAAACTGGTGACTTATCGGCTAATATGACTTCATTGCTTTCAGAAGCACCTGCTAACGACGCCGGAACTGGCGGATTTGGTGGTGGTTCAACTGCAGGCGGTCCTACAGCTGGTTACGATCCAATTCTTATCTCATTGGTAAGACGTGCTGTTCCTAACTTAATCGCATACGACATCTGTGGTGTTCAGCCTATGACTGGTCCTACAGGACTTATCTTCGCAATGCGTGCAAAGTATGGTTCACAAGCAGGCGGCGAAGCAATGTTTAACGAAGCTGACACTGATTTTGCTGGTGACGGAACTCATGCAAATACTTTACCTGGTGGTTCTGTAACTACTGGTACTGGTATGGGTACAACTGAAGCTGAAGCATTAGGCGACGGCGGCGGAACTAACTATGCAGAAATGGCCTTCTCAATCGAGAAAGTAACTGTTGCTGCTAAGACTCGTGCTTTAAAAGCAGAATACACTACTGAGCTTGCTCAGGACCTTAAAGCTGTTCACGGCCTTGACGCTGAAACTGAATTGGCTAACATTCTTCAAACTGAAATCTTAACTGAGATCAACCGTGAAGTTGTTAGAACAATTTATGATACAGCTGTTGTTGGTGCTGCTGCAGCCGCTACTCCTGGTACTTTCGACCTTGACGTCGATGCCAACGGTAGATGGTCTGTTGAGAAGTTCAAAGGTTTAATGTTCCAAATTGAGCAAGAAGCTAACGCAATTGCTAAAGGAACTCGTAGAGGAAAAGGTAACGTTGTTATTTGTTCTTCAGACGTAGCCTCTGCTTTACAAATGGCTGGTGTGTTGGATTACACTCCTGCTCTAAACTCTAATACTCTAGAAGTTGATGATACTGGTAATACTTTTGCTGGTGTTCTTAACGGTAGATTCAGAGTATACGTTGATCCTTTCGCAGGTGCTAACTACTTAGTAGTTGGTTACAAAGGTTCATCTGCATTTGATGCAGGTTTATTCTACTGCCCATACGTACCGTTACAAATGGTTCGTGCGGTTGGTGAGAATAGCTTCCAACCAAAAATCGGTTTCAAAACTCGATATGGTATGGTTGCGAATCCTTTTGCACAAGGTGCAACTCAAGGACTCGGCGCTATTACTGCTGACACTAACACATACTACAGAAAAGTTACTATCGCTAACTTATTCTAAGAAGTGTTATAATAAAAAGAGTTTAGGTCAACTAAACCACTTTAGGGGATCCCTTCGGGGATCCCTTTTTTTATCTCTTGGAGAATGTAAACAATGACTATTGTATTTTGGGTTATTCTTACTATAGGTACTATCAGTGCTACGAATAACACAGTTGAATTGAATAAGAAATGTAAGATAGAAGTAAAGGAAGGAATATCAGAAACTGTCCGCGAATGCAAACAGTATTATTTTGATACAAGAATAAGGAAAGGGTGGTAACGCCCTTTTTTAATACGCGAAGTCAGACCAAGGTTCGTAACAACCGGAAACACCAATTGCTGAATTATCACAACCTCTTGCATCATCCCATAATTCTAAACCTACTTTATCGAACATATCTTTCGTAAGTTTAATCATAGGAACATCTTTCATAAAGATTGCTGATTCGTAATCAATAGACATTGGCTTAACATCAATATGATCTTCTCCGAAGTCCTTAATCATACAAATGTATCTTTTACCATCTTTAATAAATTGACACTGTTCAAAAACATCTCCGTATGTTTCTTCACCCAATGCTACCCAATTCGCAAATAATGTTTTATTCATTAACCAGCCCTCATTTCAAACTGTTCATCAATAAAGTGTTCCAACTGTTCTCCTTCGAGACCCAGTGATTCACCTTCTTCTTTTAATTGCTCTAATGCAATTTCATTCCAATGACAACTCATATTACACCTCCATGTAAAGCTTCAAACCTTTCTTCGGTTATGTGGATTAATATTTCATCTCTGTCGTCATCAGCATGTAATCCTGTTTCGACGACAACATCTATAATGTCGTTTTCTAAAAGACCATCTGCATCTTGTTTAAGAACATCAGTATGTATCTTTTCGATGATATCGGTTTCTGTTTGTAGATTCATAATACTCCTTTTTATTTAATATACAACAATTATAATCTATCTCATAACAAATGTCAATAGTTTTATGAGAATAAAATGAATTATTTTCTTGAGAAGTATGATCTGATTAAAAAGATTCTTGTATATGCAACAATAGTCATTACTAGAGTGACCAGAGTGCCCAACATGATAGGTTCAGTTATACCTAGATGTTCTATATAGACATATAATAAAAAGAGATTGAGGGGATAATTGATTGCCAATCCGGTGGCTATTTGAAAGGAAGTTTCTTTGTGGATCTGTTTAGTTTCTGGTTTCATATTAATTGTGAACCAAGCATTTGTCCTAGTTCTTTGTATTCTTTAAAAGGTGCAGATTGAACTGCTATTTTATTCGTCTCAAAGTTCTTTGCGATAATCTTTATGTTATCTCCATCGCAAACAGAAACGCTACCTACTGGTGTTTGACAAGTTCCGTCTATTTCTTTGAGCATATACTTTTCAGCCATTGCCATATACCAAGTATTCCAATGATTCATATTTGATAAAGCGCCTTTCATGCGATTATCACTTCTCATTTGTAAAGCAATAACGCCTTGACCTGGAGCAGGCATCATATCAGCAGTTCCAAATAATCTACTTACTCTATGACTAAGCAACGCGGCATCAAGTCCTGCGACTGCTACACATATTGCATCATACTCTCCATTGTCCACTTTATTAATGCGTGTATCAAGGTTACCACGAATAGGAACTATTTCTGCATTTGGATATAAGTCTTTAAGCTGTGCAATACGTCTTGGACTGCTTGTACCAATTGTTCTTGGATTTACTTCATTACCAACTAAACAATCTCGTACATCTCCTCGTCTTACAACACAAGGGATTTCAAGTAAATGATCGTTATCTCGAGTGAGATCTTTGAATGCATGACAAGCGATATCTATATCACCGTCTATTAAGGCTTGTTCTATTTCTTTTGTAAATACACCTTTACCACCCATCTCTTCAATAGAGGTCGTTGGATTAAGGTCTGCCGTGGAATCTATAAGGACAGTTTCTAATTGCATTTGTATTGCTTCTTTAGCAATCCCTGTATAGACAAGTGCAAGTTTGGATTTTCGTGTACCTATTTTTGGAATCATTACATATCCTATAAGAAAGGCCGTTTGGCTTGATCTCTAAAAGAGTTAAATAGTGAGTCTTTGAGATTCGTAGCCAAACAGCCTTAAACTGAAAACTAGTGCGGTGGTACCCAACGTCGGCCTTACATGTTATTCGTTAACTTCAGCGTGATGGGTAATACTTAAACTACTCTCAACTCCAAGGAAGAAAGATCCTGCTCTGCCGAGCTGTGTCGTTAGTCTTGCGAACTAACCTATCCCTTTCACAATGCGGATATCTAAATCACTACCACATAGAGAGTTTCTTCATGTGCGGTTGGGGTTTAGTACCACCTATATTGATTCGTTCTATCCCACCATATTATCCCATTTCCTGGGCGGTCTTCCTAAAGCTACCGTATGGGTTGTCCACCTTTTATTCCTTGGCCTCTGTCTGATAAGGACAGCCTTTACGACCGCGGGGTATCTCAACTGCTTGTAGATCGCGAATCTACTTTCTCTTGCGAGTTGGGGTGTTTCCCTCAATATACAATTATTATATCATAGTTGACTAAGGATGTCAATAGTTTTTATGAAAAAAGTTAAATTAATTTTCTAAGAGATATTCGTTAAAAGAAGTAGTGTCACCTTCTATACCACGGACAAGAACTGGAATTCCTTGCTTATCCATTTTCTCAACGAAAAGTTTTGCTTCTCTGTTTCTCATTTGACCTTGGTCAATCTGTTCCATCGTAGAAGGATTAATAATTGAAACATTTACTAATTCAAAATGATTACTCATACTTCTCCGATCATATGACTTCTTACAACAGTATTTACTAAACGACCATACTTATCATATGTGAATACTGTCTCAGATTGATAATTACCATTTACCGCAACTACAGCCTTTACCGTCTGTTGACGATACTCCATAATTGGAGGTGTGTATGGTACATTATAGTTTGCTGATACTTCAGCTACTTCTGGTATCATCTTCTTCTTCTTCCTCTTCTAAATGTAAAATGTCTTCTTCAGGCCATTTAATCATTTCTTGGTCTTTACCATGTCCTACGACTTTGATAAATCCCATCTCTATAAGGGTGTCGATTGTATCTTGAGTAATTCTTTTTGATTGTGAAAACGATATTTCAGAATCTCTATTCATATACCACCCTACGGCAGTAAAGACAATAGCGGTTACCCAGAACATCCAGGTTTCCAAATTATTCTCCATACCTTGCTAACACTGCATCGATAATCTTCTCAGGTGTTGACTGGTCAGGATTAGGCGTTACATAATCATCAGGCTCAACTTCAGTCTTGATGAATTTATAATTTATCGACATTTCGTATAACTGATCTTCAGTCATAGTTTCAAGACAAGCGAATAAAAGATCATCTTTATGAATGAACCTCTTATTTGCATCCTCGAGTAGTTGCTGTGCTAACTTTTCCATATACACTCCTATAGTTACTATTACTAATTATAATTAAGCTAATCTCTGACCTTGCCACCAGTCAGGTATCGGTCTTTTACTCCAAACAAGTTTGAATCTTTCTTCTTTGGTATGGTAAAAAGCTCGATATGATTTAACGGCATCCTCAAATATACACTCAGGATTAGAACCCATTGCTAATTTAAATTTAGTTGGTCCTACATCTGGTATATTAGTTGGAACTTGTTTTAATGCTTGTCTTAATTTAGTATCAGTCATGTGGACCTTACCGTAACGATAAGTGTATTCATCACACAACGCAACAAAGTGTTTATAGTGCCAATCATAGTTGGCTTTTGATTCTCTCGTCCATACAGTAGACGGATGATTATGATGACAGGCTTTGTAGAGTGTAGCTTCACGGCCGTCTTCAAGGTAATAATACTTTAGCATAGAACCGGACTTAGAAGGTCTGCGTTCCATTTTGCCGTCCAACATGCGATGAACGGTTGATAACATTTGTGCAGATTCAATAATCATTTTTACGACATGCTTGTCGCACTGATCTTGAGCTGCTTTGACTGGATCGTTGTCTAAAATAAAAATATTCATAATGTATATTATATCACAGTTAAGAAGGAATGTCAATAGTTGAATTTGATAATCATTCCATTTGCATCTCTTCGACCTTTAAGTTCAAAATAACCGTTTGGTGCTACTTCGTAAACATCGCCTATTTGAATATCACATTCATCAATAACGAAGAATTTATTATCAGGGTCAGACTCTTTTACGATTTTGAAACCATTACGATTAAAGTTTTGTAAAATTAATCCTTTCTCTATTTGAAGCATTTCCTTATGTCTCCTTATGTAATTTATGGTACCTCGAGCCGGACTTGAACCGGCAAGGCATTTCTGCCGAGGGATTTTAAGTCCCTTGTGTTTACCAATTTCACCACCGAGGCATTAACTGGTTGGTACTAGAAAGCCTACCGCTAGGATAGGCAATCCATTATCAAACTTCTTACGAAGCTTGAAGCATTGTAGCAGGAACTCTCCAGATTCCATCATCGGTAGAAACCTTGATGTTCTTCTGCATTACTTTTTGAACAACTCCTGAGATCTTCTGACCTCTTTTGTTTACGAAGAATACAGAATCTCCTGTTGAGAAGTTTCCTGTTGCCATAGAAGCAACGTTGGTTTGATGTTGCTTAAACAAATTAGCAACAGTTTTAAAATCACCAGCTTCCATTTTTGAAAACAAAGTATTGATTTTGGTCAAGTCAGATTTAGATAAACTCATAATATATTTTCCTATTTAATTTAATTTATACAACTATTATATTCTATTTCATAAAGAATGTCAATAGTTTTTTCTTAAAAAGACCCACTTTTTTCACAACGAATTTCAACAAGATCTACCTTGAGTTCTGAGATCATACTCAGTACCTCACCAGTGTAGTACTCTTTACCTAAATGCTTATTCAATGTTAGCATTGCGTTTTGTGCTTCTTGTAAAGCAGCTATCTTACGGTCGATACTTTTTACTTCAACTTGCATTATAAAATCACCAATAAAGTAGATAGGGATACGGCAATAGATGCCAGGATTAAGAATGAAACGATTGCCACAGAAACTCTAACTAAAACTTCCAACATTTTGTTTCCTTTTTCAATTGTTGAATGTATATTCTAACAGGATTCTTTACGAATGTCAACAATTATTTTAAGATATTTTCATAAAACAATGAATAGGATTGCTGAACATGGTACCGACTTCGTCAAAGCCGTATAGAACAGCACCATCGTCAAGAGGATCGAAACCTTCTGCGTATTCTACAAGATCAAATCCTGAAGGAATGGTACCACGAAACTCGTTAATGTCAACCTTGATAATTTCTACTTGCATTTTTTCGTTCCTTTTCAATTATTTAATATAGATATTATAATTGATTTCATAACTAAAGTCAACAACTTTTTTCTCTCTGGTTAGAACATTTTGTTATATAGATCGTAGTTTTTATAACCAACAAAATGACTTCTAGAGGTCGGTATTTACTGCCATAGATTGATTCCATTAAGATTCAATCCTTTACTAGAGGGACGATATAAGACCCCATTGTTATCAATAACAGAGTCCTATCTGTATAAATAACGGTATGGAAGAAATATTTCAGCTAATATCTGATGTTGGCTTGCCGATTGCTGGTGCACTTGTTATGGGATTTTTCCTATTCGTTATCATCAAGCAAATTTTTGAAGGTATTATAGACAATATTGCTACACTAACAATGTTTGCTGAGTCCTTAGAAAACAGAGCAAGAACAATGTCAAACGAGATGGTCAAAATTGATCTTCTTGTTTCGAGTGCGTTAGGTTTAAACCCTGACATTGATAGAGTTGCTCGAGCTGAAAATTTCGTTGAAGATGGACAGGTTGACGTAAGAAGAGATTAGAATGGATATTGCATTATTAATACAGGAATATGGTTTTCCTACAGTGATGGTTGTTGGTTTAGGATACTTTGTGTATTTTGTTTGGAAGTTTGTAAACGAAAAACTACAGCCTGAAATTGATAAGCAGCACATGGCACTAATTCGTTTAATTGATCGTATGAGAATGTTAGATCAAGACCTGATTCGTTTACAACAAAAGGTTGATGTGGTACTTAAGTACAAAGAAATTGAAGAATTGAAGAAGAGAGGTCAAGATGAAGATTAATGGAACGCATTTAGGTTTATTGGTTATTGGAATATATTTCTCAGCACAGGTCTGTGCAGAACCAATCGTACATAAGTTTAAAAATCCATCTTTTAGTGGTGTAGGTACAGGTGCTCATTATTTAACAATTGAAAACCAAGAGACATCAAGAAAGAAACAAATTAGAGACGCGTTAGATGCAGCTGAGAGAGCAGCACAACGAGAAATAGATAACTCAACATTATCAAAGTTTATACGAAATTTAGAAAGCAGGATTTATGCCCAGTTGGCAAAACAGTTAGTAGACAACATGTTCTCTAACGATGATCCTGTTAGATTCGGATCTTTTGTATTAGAAGGTTCAACAGTAACATATGAAATTATAACAAATGCAGATGGTACT